GAGTTCCGACCGCCACCGACGTAGAGGTGATGCGCGCCAGCTCTCTGGTTGATCACTATCTCCAGCGCCCGAAGGGCTGCGTGTGGACGCCGGATGAGACCGGTCAGCCGGTTTACATGGCCGGCGCAAACCCCACAATCACATACCTCTATCCTGGCGTCATCAACCCTGGAACACAGGTTATGATCAACCTGCCGAACTTTGTTGGGCAAGACGACTCCCTTCAGTTCGATGTGGTGATTGTTGATCGTCTTGCGCAAACCGGCACGATGGAAGCCTGCGTTGTTACGTCGTCAGGCCCTGGTCAGCTCACATTCCAAACCGTGGTCAATGCACACAACGGGAATGCTGGCAATCCCGTCACGATCGAGCGCGGCCTGATCATCGAAGAAGAGCGGCCCATGCCGGGGCAGCGCTCAGTGACTCGCCTCGCAGAATGGCCGATCGCGAACCTCTTGAGCGGAGTTGGTCGATACGGCTATGGCCGTAGAAGCGATCAGAAGCTCGGCTACTTCTACGACGTGAACCTGCTCAGCACGTTGAGCGCGTTCGGTGGACCACCGATCTGGAACCAGTTCTCGGTTCCTTCATCGTCTCTCAATCCGAGCACCGGGGATCTTTGGGTGCCAGCCGGTTTGTTGCTGGCATACTATACAGACGTGAAGGTTAGATACGTCGGTGGATGGCCGCAAGGCAGCCTTCCATCAGAGATCAAGATTGCAACCGCAGACCTCATTAAGAGGATGCGCGATGCTCCAATGGGTCCAATGGTGCGCCGGTTCAATACTGGCAAGGTAACGATCGAACGCTTTGCCGACACGATCATTGACCCTGACGTGAAGTCTCTTATCAGACCATATCAGGCGAACTGGATGGTGTGATGGTTCTTCCGGGCGCTTGGTTTCAAAGCCAGATTGATAAGCAGCTCGGAGCAGTAGGAAGAAGCTTCGGCGTTCCATACGCCGCATATCGTATTGCTTCAACATCTAGTGGCGATTTCCCAACGGCTTGGCAGCTATTGACAAAGCAAGCCATGGTGCTTAATAATCGCGTCCGTGCGAACGATGTTGACGTTGCGATGACTAGCGAAAGAACGCTCTGGTATCAGATATCGGGCGATATGTCGTCTTTCATTCTCGGCGACGTGTTCGTGCAGAATGATGCTCGGTTCTTCCCTGGCATCGCATACGGTCCAAACGCGACGAGTGTCCCTGGCACATTCGAGCTGAATGGCTTCGCTCTCGCATGGCATGCTCAGGCTCAACCGCCCCTCGGAGCGCGCATTGATCGTCGCGTGATGATCTATCGCCCGGCCCTAGAACCTATCAATGGGCAGTGGCGTTCGACGAGAGATCAGGACACTGGGCTGATACTGACCAATGGCGTCTATGCATTCGGCACCCCCGGTTCTACCGCCTCCTGGGTTCCTTGCGGCTTCGGCACATCTGATCGTCAGACTCGCGGCGAGGATATGCCTCCTGATCCACCGGGTATGCTGCCGGTTCCGCGCTACTACGCCTATCTGCCACCACTGCCTGGATACTCTCCGGCAGAGGGAGATGCGCTGATCACTGAAGACGACGCCCGGTATGTCGTGATCGCGCCATACACGCAAAGTGCCGGCACGGTCGGCTCTCAGATGATGACGCAGCGCTACATTAGCCAGAACGGATGAGTTCAGCTGAAGTCCATGCTGCGGCTAGAGCCTGCGAGTTAGCCAAGCTCGATAATAGGCTAACCATGCTTCTTTTCACCTTGAAGGGTGAGGAGCGGACCTGGGTCGAAATCTTCGAAGTGATGCGCTGCGAGGCTAGGCTGATCGTGCAGGGAGAGGCGATAAGTGCCAACCCTGTTCACGGTGCTATCGACAATTCAGCTCGGAGTGGCTGGCGCAACAACGGGGCTAATATCAAGCTCCCCTGATACACCAGGATCACCGATCAACGTAGAAGTCGGTCTTTACTGGCCTTCCGCAAAAGCGCTCCAAGACAACGTCAAGAAGATCGATCCAGCCACCGGGAACCTTACATCCCTTGTGACGGTCTACGATCGTGGTCTTGCTAAAGACTCAACTCGCTGGGTGCCAACACCCATCGGTGGATCAGCCATCACGCCGACACTGACGGCGACGGTGAACGGCATTCCGGTGGTAGTAACCACTGATCCGACCATTCTTCCCGGAGGCACCGCTACCATTGTTCTCGGTGGCACGGTCACTCCTGGCGATGCGATTGGCGTGGTTCTTTCGAACCAGATCAATAACCCTATCGCTGTGGTGGCAACGGGTGGCGCGACGGACACGCCAACGACCATGGCGACGCAGCTTGCCGCGCTGATCAACGGCACTGCAACAGGATCATACGGCAACGGTGGCATAGGTGGGGCTGGGCAGCTCGGCACTCTTCCATCGTGGGTGACCGCATCAGCTGTAGGATCGACCGTCACTCTCACATCGCTTGTTGGAGGGTTCCTCGGGCTATCGGTCAACATCGGAAATGGCGGAACCCTGATCACTGAGATAGGGCGCCGACTACGACACTTTCAGATCGTGGTCTGGTCGCGCACTCCAGATGACAGGTTCACGGTAACCAACCCGATCGAGGAGTGGATTGCGGAGCAGGAGTCCAACTTCGGACTGACGTTCCCCGATGGAACCATGGGCCGGCTCACATTCTACGGCGATATGTTGAGGGATGACGCAACGCTCTCGGACACCTATCGACGAGACTTTCTGATTTGCGTCGATTACCCGATAACGACCACCGATCAGGTCTATGCGGTTCTGGCGCCTATCGCGAACAACACGACGTTCTGAGGAGCTGATATGGTCCAGATCGTAACCGCTGGGCAGCTCAACATTGCTGCTCTGAACGTTGACGACGCCTACATTCAGATCGTCGCGCCCCCGAACTTCATTACTGGCGTGCCGACCGATGTCATCGGCGTGGTCGGAACTGCTTCATGGGGACCCGTGGGCGTCCCGCAGCTGCTCGGCAGCGGTCAGACTGCTCAGCAGACCTTTGGGCCAATGTCGTCGGTATCCCTGACGGACCCGTTCGACCTCCCGACCGATCTGTATCTCGCCTTCGCGCAGGCGAGCAGCCAAGCGTCTCTCCAGGGCTGGGCAACCCGCGTCAGCGACGGCACGGACACAGCTGCTGCCGTCACCATCTCGGCGGCAAACAGCGCCACACCGCAGATCGCAACGATCACCGGCAGCTTGACGGTCGGCGACGTGCTTCAGCTCACGGCCACCACCACCGCGATCACCGGCTCCCCTGTCACGGTCGGCTACACGACCAAGGCGGGAGACACCACCACCACGATGGCAACCGGCCTCGCGGCGGCTGTGAACGCCAACGCTGCGATCACAGCCGTTGGTGGCTACGCGGTGCCCAGCACGAACGCGGTCACCCTCTACTGGCCTTCGACGGTCAGCCCGACCATCTCGTGGACTCGCAACGTCACCGGCTCGGCGACGGAAGTCATCACCCTGACAACCGGCTCTCCAGCGGCTGGCGGCATCACGATCACCTCGCTGTATACCGGCGTCGGCGGCAACGCGGTGACGGTCAAGATCGCCACCTCCGCGTCGGCGAATGCCTACGACGTGACGATCACGCCGCCCTACGGCAACCTGCCGGAGACCTATCGAGCCATCCCTGCGGTGAACTTCTTCCGCACGCTGGCGAACTACATCAACAATGGTCAGTCGTCAGTTCGCGGCGCGTCCTTCACCGTCAAGGCGTCGGCCTCGAACCCGGCAGTCGGCATCCCGACCACGGGCACAGCGACGCTCACAGGGGGCACTGACGGGCGGACCGGCGTCACCACATCGATCATGCTGGGATCGGCTACAGCCTCTCCTCCGACCGGCCTGTGGTCGCTGGCGAACCTGAACCCGGCAGTCGGCATCGTGTGGATGACCGGCCTTACCGACTACGCGAACGCGTCAGCCACGCTCCTGTCATTCAATCTAACGGCAGGAACAAGCTCGCTGATCGCGCTTCCGACCGGTCTTTCGGTTTCCTCGGCTGTGTCGGCCGCGCAGACGGCAGCGGTTTCTGATCCGTCCTTCATCTACACGAAGGACTGGATCTACTTCTTCGATACGGTCAACAACCAGCAGCGTCTCGTTCCCGAGAACGCGGTGGTCGGCGGCACCTGGGCGACGCTCACGCCAGAGCAGTCTCCTGGCAACAAGACGGTGCAGCTGGTCATCGGCACAGAGAGGAACAACCCTCAGACCGGCAACCTGCCCTATAGCGTGGCGGACCTCGCGCAGCTGGAGGGCGCCGGCATCTTTACGGTTACCAACCCGATCCCGCGCGGTCAGGTGTTTGGCAACCGGCACGGCCAGACTTCCTCGCTCCAGTCGGTGACGGCTCCGGCCGAATACTGGCGGATGACGATGTATCTGGCGCGCTCGGCGGGCCGGTTCCTCGGGCAGTATGTCGATGCTCTCCAGAGCCAGCAGCTCGATGATCCTCTGCGGGCGATGGTGAAGCTCCAGTCGAACAACTTCCTCGGCCTGCTCCAGGGCTTCGGGCAGATCGACAACTTCCTTGTCACGTGCACCCTGAACACGCAGCCGGGTGCAGCGGCTGGGCTTGGGGTGAACACACCTCAGTCGATCGCGCAGCACTACCTGTTCCTGCTTTGGCAGGTCACCTACCTCTCCAGCGTCCGCTTCTTTGTTCTGTCTCTGCAAGGCGGAACAACAGTGGTCGAGGTGGCGAGCCAGCTGACACAGCAGACAGCTACCCTTGGGGGTGTCTAATCATGACCGCAGTCACCATCCAGGGCTTCAACGTCGGATCTGACGTGAGCTTCGCCATCATGGATCAGTATGGCGATGTCTTCACTGAGGACATGCTGGGCCTTATGACCCAGTTCGACATTCGAAGCGTCGATGTGAAGATGAAGGTGACGCCGATCTCTCAGGGGGGTGTTCCGGTTCTTCAGAACATCCCCAACGGTCTGCGCGGAACGATGACATTCGTTCGCGTTGGCCCGGCGTTCTCACAGCTCTATGTTGACTTGTCTCAAGGTTACTTCAACAGCGGCATCATAAGCCAGCTTCAGATAATGATGAATGTCCGAAACCGTAATGGAACGGTGGACGAATACCAGATCGTCGGTGTGCAGCTATCAGACTTTGACTTTGGTGATTTCCGGGGCACCAAAGAGGTAGATTGCCGCATGTCGATTGAGGCCGCTCAGATGTATGGATCGGGAACATTGGCGACGTTCCTGAACAACCTTCCGTAACATCTGCCTAGCGGCTTAGCCTGACCCCCGGAAGGCTCGCTCTGGCACCAGCCAGGACGGGCCTTTTTTTTGTGTAAGGGTCAAATGCCAGAATCCCACAAATTTACGATCAACCACTCGGTCACAGGAAAGACTGAGGAAACTGCCGCCGCAGCTGCGGTTCGCTCACGTCGAGAGGCAGATGCTGCCACGGTGCGCGCCAGGCGCAAGCAGATCGCGGAGCAAGCGAAACTGGATGCGGCTGGCGTTGTGGAGCAAGAACCGGCGCCAAGCGAGCAGATGCCAACGCGCGAGGATATCGACACGATCGATGTCACCCTGCGCGACGGGCGCATTGTCACCTACGGCCCTCCAAGGGGGATCAGCACACAAGATCGCATCGTGAGGATGTTCTCTGGTCGCTCGCCAACTGAAGGCGGCCCTGACCCAGGTGTGACAGAGTTTCGACTGACCAAGCTTCTTCTCGGCGTTCGAGCGATCGATGGTCGCTCAGTCAGCTGCAATGACCTTGTGCAGAGAACGAGACTGGCAAACCAGCTTGGTGATGAGGCGATTGAGTTCCTCTTCTACTACGACAAAGTTTACTGGCCGCCTCTGACAGCCGCTGAGTTGCCGGCGATAAAAAAAAATTACAGGACCCCGCCTTCAGGCGGGCAGTCTACATAGCGCAAGCAGGGAATTTCGGATCGCTCAGAGAACTATTATCGATGGACGATTTCGAACTGGCATGCCTCTACTTTGCAGTCCGTCAGAATGAGGGCTGCTCAATAGACTGGAATACGGGCGAGATCACGGAGCCACGCAGGAGCACGTGATGTATACCCTGGAAGAGATCGCTGAGACATATCGTCTCGCTGCGCTGAGAGTTCCTGAGGTTCTCGGAGCCATCACCACCGATGTCGTGGTGACCGCAGCCGAGAAAGCGCGTGGCTACATCGGCAACGATCAAGACGACTGGGACCCACTTTCCGAGCGAACAATTGACGGCTTCCGTCATATGAACGGACTGTGGATCTCTGGCAAGGCGCAGCTCGGCTACTCCCCGCCCGACAATCCTCTGCTACGCGAGGGAACCCTGCGGGCGAGCATCGAGGCCGAAGTCTTGGAGCCGACCATGGGCATGATCGGCTCCAATGAGCTGACCGCCCTTTGGCAGGAGCTTGGCACAGAGGGCGCGCTTTATCCCATCCCGCCGCGTCCATTCCTCGCGAAGGCGATGCAGGAAATGGTTCCCGAGGCAGAGGCATGGCTTGAGGAGGCGGCGGTGAACCTGCTGACGCCGTGGTAGTATGCCAGGAGCTGTAAGCTTCGAAGTCGGCGCGATCTTCATGATCGAGGACCGCGCGTCAGCGGTCCTAACGGAGCTGTCCGAGAAGTTCGCCGCGCTCGATGAGATGGCGAAGAGCACGCAGCGAGCGCTTGAGGCGTTCGGCGCGGACTCGGGACTTTTTTCCGGTCTGATGAAGGGCATCGACAGCGTAATCAAAGGCTTCGATGAGATTGTCAAAAGCGCTCA